GTCGTTGACGACCTCAGACTTCTGAGACCCACGCCTTGCCCAAACGGGCAAGACGCGTCCTGTAGAACCCTGCTTTGACAAATCCGGAAGGATCTGCCAAATCAATACCCTCTGTAGCGCTTATGCGCTGCTCGGAGTATGCTTCAGTAAAATACTGAAGCAGGTTCGCATAGGACTCCCTGGCTCCGCGACGTGTAATGAGATGTACTGCTAAGGCGCAGTACTCCCATGACTGAGTGTCAGAGTTCCATCTACCCCTAGAGGGATAGCGGACTTCATCACTCGTTGTGCGCAGCCAGAGCCCCGCTTGCGGAGTCTTTGCAACAAAGATGTTGCTTAGGACTCTTTTGGGAATGAGCTCCTGCATGTAAATGCAAAGGTTCTCAAACCCCCCAAGTTGGTGGACATGGTTATGTACACCAACCCAGGATGCAAGTTCAAGGGTATCCCACCTCGGAAGAACGTATGGTAGATACGGAGGCGTAACTTGGAAACCAAGATACGCATCCATCCCACAAGACTCTCTGAAGTTTCCTTCAGAGTGGGTCTTGTCCATACCAATCTTGAGCACAAGATGCTCAAAGATTGAACCGAGGAACACAAGCGCGGTCTTTGGTAACACGATATCGTCACCAAAGACACGGACAAGACGAGAGGCGCGGTAGATTGCGTCCTTCGTAATGTCTCCCCTCCTTCTAACACCATCAGAGTACAGAACTGCCGCAATGGCACATCCTGCATATATGATGGATTGTACATAGAAGGTTAGAGCAGATCCCTGTGCCGCAAACTTGCGAACACGGGATTCCTTGCCTACCAACTCAGAGAAAGTGGTGAAGGAGCGAGCTGCTGCTAGGAAGTCCAGAAGTTCTGGATTACTAGCGAGGGCACGTTCCACAGTCCACAGACTCAGTCGATCGGATGCCGACTCAAGGTCGACAGTAGCATGATGGCCATCGGATGATGCCCAAAGTGCCCGATCCCTGGAATAGTCCTGTGTGAAGAAATCCACACAAGTACTTACTACAGGAGTTGTATTGGTGCGACACCAGCTAAGCAATGCTTGCTGGCACCACATCAATGATGTAGGCTCCGAGGCAATCAGCCTCGGCTTGTCGAGAGTCTTCGGCACAGCAATCAACTTCGATCGCGGTGACGATCCCCACTGGTTGGGTATACCCAACTCAGAGAGGCCCCATGTGGTCATCATTTGACCAGGAGGGAACTTTCGGGCAAGGGAGTCTGGCCACGCTGGGAAGAGGTACTTATCCTCACCCCCACGCAGATCAGAAACTGCTCCAGGGCCGTGTCGTCCGGTAAGGTCCCCAAGTTGGGGGATTGCAGAAGGAGTGATCCATCCGCACACACCATCCAACACGTCCAAGAGGCCTTCAAAATAGCACTCTTCAGAACCCGCTCCCTCAGCAAAAGATACTCTTGCTGAGAAGTCGGGTCCTGACTCAACGTCCCACCAATCATGAGTGGGCTCGCGAAGCGACATATCAAGCTCGAAATAAGCATGGTGTGCCTTCTTCACTACGTTGGGTGGACAGTCCACACGAGCTTTCTTGTAAGCATACAATAGAGCACGTGTGTACCGAACCACTTCTGGTTCGGGGTTGGAAAGTTGTCCTTTCCGGAAGCTGAGACCAAATAACCTCCCAAAGATAGGAGGCTTCTTTGATCTCCGCAGCGATCTGGGAAAGTCGAAGTCGGCTGGAAGAAAACCAGTGGACAAAGACTTATCATAGATCTTACCAAGTTTTGGTAGATCGATCATAATGATTCCCAAGCCACGAGTGCGAACTCGTTGCTCGAGGTCATATATGTCCTCAGATAGCATAGACACGATGTCGCTTGTGTAGTGGGCTTCGAAGTCCATCAGAATGGATCTCAGAGCCCCACAAACAACATGCTCGTTCATAGTCATTCCGACATACTCCTAGAGTTGAGGGGTGACCGACACGAAGAACCGCAGGCCAGACTACTGCTTAGCTTTCGCCATTCAGCAGCTTGGTCAAGTTCCCAGCCGTCATGATGGTCCCAACAGTTTTGTTGAGATTTGCGACGTTTGTCGCATCCTGGCGTCCAAGGTAAGTACCGAAGACACGCCAGCTGGATGACTTCTCGATGATGGCACCGGCCGCATCATATTTGATGCAGTCGAGGCGCACCATGTGCGAAGTTTCTCCAGTGACACGGCTCTTTGGCAACGTATGCTTGATCGTGGCAACAAAGTCACGATCAGAAATAGTGCCAAAGTACTCGGAAGTGTATCCATCCTCTTTCCGTTTGGTGAGGACGAGATCACCGGTGCCTGCGTAATCGCAGGTAAGAGTGTCAGCGAACATGATGTAGTACCCTTTCGGAGGTTCAGGTGTTGCCACCATCACCCCTACAAGGGGTGGGCATGGTGGCTAGCACACACACACGGCTAGCCGAGTGTGCTACTTCGTCAGTCTTGTCATGGGCTTACCAAGCCCAAAAGCAAGACACAAGGCCCCCAGATTCGCTAATTGATTTAGCGATAGCATTGGCGTAAACGCCATGACTGGGGTAGGGTTCGTTACAACGTTCCGGTTAAGTGATTGGAATATCACTTGACCACTCTCAGTTCCATCTGGATATGAGCCGGTAGGCGTTAACTCACAATACGTTGTGTACTTACGCATTATGATTGCCTGCTCAGCTTTCCAGCCGATGCGGTGATTAGCCGCTTCCAGGAACGAACCAACATTGATCAGATAGTCGATCAACCAGGACCATGGAATAGAATTCCAAATGGCAGTGGGTGAGAGACTCGTTGAGAATGCCAAACTTCGTGCATCCTCAAAGGACCATGTTGGGATCCTGCCGGAACTACGTGTGGTGTGCTTAAGCACACCCCACTCTTCGAAATCCGTGATGCGTTCAACGAAGAAGGAGAACGCACCATGAGTCTGGGCACTGTGGGAAGCCACAGAACCTTGACGCAGCCTAATTCGCGTCGTGGTGCCTCCAATCTTGGAAGCATCACGCAGACGCTGGAGCCGTTTGTCAACGGCCTCAGCTACACCAATTAGGTTACGGAGATCGGATAAGAGAGGTATCCATCCAAACGCCACCGTGATGGGAGTCTCCGCAATACCTGCGCGGAGATCCCGGTTCATTCTAACACCATTGCGAAATGATGATGGAATGGCACGGCGTGACGCCCACAAATCGCCTGCATGCTTCAAGAGGGAAGGAAATTCCTTTAATTCCCACAAGAAGTTAGCAAATTCGATGTCAGGTGCATCAGGCTTAGCTCTTGCGAGCAATTCAGTCTGAAGGTACGTGACTGTGGAGATGGAACCTGGAACGTGAGCCACGTTAGCGGACGCGGTAGCTCCATACAAGTGGTTGCAGTATGCACCCGCAGGATGGATGTTATCGCACTCATATAACGCAAGTCCCTTGTAAAAGGAACCGTTGTATATGAGAGGTTTGGTGACCTTCGTCCGTTGTAGAGTGAAGTTATTCTCTCTATACGGATGAAAACCTATGACATCGTTGTTCTCTTCCCACGTCCTATAATAGGATGGTGAGGAGGTACCAACTATCCATGGGCCGCCGCTAACAGAGTATCGAGATGAGCCG